CAGCAAGTGGCTCAATGACCGCTTTTTGGGATGAGACTGATTCGGCAGGTCAAGGTGCTATGACGGTAGGTGCAGAAGTCGCATTAAAACTGTACCCTGAAGGCGCGACAACAGGTGATAAGTTCGCATCATTCTCAGCAATTATTACGGAGAAGGGTGTATCAACCACATTAGACGGTATGGTTGAAACTTCAATGGGCTTTGAGGCTAACGGTGTTGTTACTTGGGGTGCTGTTGCGTAATGAGTATTAAGGATAATGCAACGGCTCATTTTAGAGCTAAGTTATCAGGTGAGTTGTTATCCATTGATGTTCCTGAGTGGGAAGATAAAATATACTACAAAGGTGCTGTCACTGGAAAGCAACAAACTCAAATATTTAAGCTCTATTCACAAGACAAACAGATTGAAGCAGTCTATATGTCTTTGATTATGAGAGCGTTAGACGAAGATGGTAAACCTATATGGCGCTCCCATGAATTAAACGAAATGATGAGGTCTTATGACCCTGATGTAGTTAGTCGACTTGTTGAAGAGATATCTAATGATGAGCCTACGGTAGATGAAGTAAAAAAGCCTTAAAGTCGGATAGCGACTTATTGTTTTATTGTCATTTAGCAGACCATTTACATAAATCTATTAGTGAGGTAATGGAATTTACTACAGCCGAGTTAATAACATGGTCGGTTTATTTTGAATTAAAGGGTAAAGAAAATGGCAACTAGTTTAGCAACGCTTGGAGTAAGAATTAATGCTACTGAAGCATTAATAGGATTAAAAAGACTTGACCACAGGCTAAAAGGTGTTGGTCTCTCAAGCAGTCAGGTAGGTGCAAAGCTTGTTAAGTTCGGCAAGATTGCAGGGGCAGCTTTAGGCGGTCTAGCAATAATGTCAATTAAGACAGCGGCTAACTTTGAATCGTCAATGAACAAGGTGTCCGCAATCGGTGGGCATACAGGTAAGGCATTACTCGACCTAGAAAATCAAGCGCGTGACTTAGGTAAGTCAACAGTATTCTCAGCTTCAGAAGCGGCTGATGGTATGACATTCTTAGCAATGGCTGGCTTCGATGCTCAACAAACAATGGCGGCAATGCCAGCAGTCTTAGACTTAGCCGCAGCATCTTCAACTGACTTAGCAACTAGTGCTGATATCGCCTCAAACATTCTATCAGGCCTTGGATTAGGTGCAAACAAAACAGGCAAATTAGTCGATGTTATGGCTAAGGCCACTTCAAGTGCCAATATGAATGTTATAGAGCTTGGTGAAGCCATGAAGATGTCATCTCCATTAGCTAAGACAGCAGGATTGACAATGGAAGGCATGACAGCTATTTTAGGTAAGATGGCTGATGCTGGTATTAAAGGCTCTCTAGCAGGTACTGCCCTCAAAGCAGGAATAGCTAAACTTCTAAAACCTACAGCAGAAATGACTGAAATGTTAGATGGTATGGGTGTGAGCATTAATAATACTGATGGCTCAATGCGTAATTTCATTGACATACTTCAAGATTTAGAACAATCAGGAGCAGGTGCTACTGAATTTGTTACTATCTTCGGACAACGTGCTGGCCCACAGTTAATGGCGGCATTAACACAAGGCGTTGACGGTATTAAAGGCTTAAGAACAGAGCTTCAAAATGCTGGCGGTACTGCCAAGAAAATGGCGGACACTCAGCTAAAGGGATTGAATGGTGCGCTCAAGAAATTAAATTCTGCATGGGAAGAGCTACAGATTAAATTTGCCAAGACAGGAGTTCTTACAGCCCTGACAGAAAAGGTTGATGAATTAACAGAAGCATTAGGAAAGAAAGAAACAATTGAACGAATTAAAGCGTTTGGACGAGGCGTATTAAGTGTTGGTAGCGCAATGAAAACAGTGTTTGATGCGTTTATGGCTCTACCTGCATGGATTAGAGAAGTTGGTGTTGTTCTTGCATTCTTAGGCGGTAAAAAGGCAAAGTTAGTTCTTGCTGGAATAACAGCATTATCTTGGGGCATTGGGAAAATCGGAGATGCTATAGCAAGTGTTGGCGATGAAGCAGAGTCAGCCATTCCTAAATTAGAAAAATTTAGTGCTTTCCAAAAATTCCCCTCAATTAAGCCTTTTATAAAAGATGACACCCCTATTAAAAAGCCTAAATCTATGGGTCTTTCAGATGAAGATACCGTGTTGGCTAAACGACTTAATTCCGCAAGACAGACTATCAAGACAGTAGGTGAATATAAAGACTCTATTGCTGAACTTGGTGTAGAAATGACAGCTCAAGCAAGGGTTGGTAAGGAATTTGAAAAACACAAAGAAGATGTTATAGCCACAATGAAAGCGGCAGGACAATCAGAGACTTTCCAAACTTCGCAAATAGAAGCTATGACCTCAGCTTATGAAGCCGCTATTGTCCGAATGGAAGAGTTAGATATTGCTAACAAGGTTAAAGCACTAACCGACTCAATGGCAGACTCAATTACTGGCATGATTATGAATATTGGTAATGGCGCTAACTCACTTAAGGACACTGTTAAAGATATGGCTAGAGTTGTTCTTGCTGAGTTCATTAAAATTAAAGTCGCACAGCCTTTAGCTAATTCAATGGCTAGTAATTTCAATTTT